CTATAAACAGTCGGAAGTCCTGCGAGGATATACCCAGCAACGGGACACTAGCCGCGTTAACATAGGTCACATCATCGGTTGAATACTGAATCTTGAACTCGTCAGACGTGCCAGCAGACAAAAACACGTTCCTAACGTCGAAGAACTCTATCGCCTTGGCAGATCCTAGATCGAACTTACAAACCACATACGGGTTTGTCGTGGATATACCGACCGTCGTAACGGATGTCGTGGTGTCGTTGTCATCATTGACGTTGCCAGCCGTCCCGCCATTGGGAACCGTAGGCACCGTAGTATTGCGAGAGAGGGTGTTGATGACAGTCTGCACATACTCAGTACCGGGCCGACGCTTCATCCCACCTTGAGGGACAATGACCACGTTCTTAGCGGTCTGCACACCCTGATAATACTGAGCAAGGTCGATACGACCCTTCAATAAAGGACTAAGCTCGCCACTCACAAAGCTAGATTGGATGAATCGCGTCTTAGCCACGATTAGTACCTAACGTTCGTAAATGGATTACTTTGTATCCTCGTCTGTGGATGCTGCTGAGAGTCCGTAAAACGCGCCATACGGGACGCATTCATATACTCCGCAGCCATCTCTCCCCTTGCCGTAGCACTGTCCCTGACGCTCGTAGCGAAGTCCTTGGCTAATGCGTACTCAATCATCTTGGAGAAGTAGATAGGCCACTCACTCTCAGGTACGTCATAGATGTAGTCGCAGTACAGAGCGGACTTACCATTGGCGTATACCTTGTCGCCATACACTTGATAGCTGGTATTGGGGTATAGCTTGATAAGTACCAGAAGGTCGGTTGGCAACTGATAGATAGACTGCCATTCGGGATCTGCAGGGACATCGGTCGTTAGTGAGATTTGCGCTTTCTTACGAGCGAACCCCCACCGATGTTTGGTCAGTTCAAACTTTACAATGTTGTCGTACAGGTTAGACCCAACCTGCTGGGCACGAGTGTTCCCGTCTAGCGTGTTGATAGGCGAATCACCAACGAGGATCAGCGCGTTACTTACTAGGTCGATCTTACTCGCCATATCTTTCCCTCAAAAAAAGAGCGGGGGGCCGAAACCCCCCACCCAAACTAGGAGTCGCCTAGCGCCGTACCAGATGCACAGTCAATCGCTGTTCCGGTATTACTCTTCACAAACGTGACAGTAACCGCAGCAGCATCGCTATCACTTACGAAGATAACGTCGTTGACCTGCAACTCGTTGATTGCTGGCAAGAAGTAATTCGCGCCAGTAACCGTGGCGATAGAGTCAGAAGACGCATATGCGTATACCTTCTGAGCATCGCCCATCCCGCCAATGCGAGAAAGTTTGTCGTAATCAAAAGCCATGAGAGACCCTCCTTTAAGCAGTCTTGTCGTATTGAACTTTAACCAGACCACCCTCGTCGCGTACGACAGAGCCAGCTTTCAGCATACCGTTGGTCAACCAAGCGGTACGTTCAGCAATCCAGTTGACTTCGGTCTTCATGTCGATACCAATGGCAAGGCCAATAGCAGGACGTTGGAAGAACCATGAATCCACGACGTTAGCCGCTTCAGTCAAACCACCCTCGGTGCGAGTCTCTAGGATGATGAACTGGAAGCCTACAAGCGTGTTGATCTCACCAGACACCAAAGCCTTGATGTTCTGGTAGTCAGCGTTTGTAGCTTTCTCATCGTTCAACAAACCACCCAGACCGCCAGCTTCGATAGCTGCGAACAACTCAGTGTTCGGTACGCCCTGATCGCGCAGTTCTACCTGTGCATCAATGACCTTAGCCATCGTCAGGTTAGTACCGCCAGCAGCTACAGCAGTGGTGAGAGGGGTAGATGCGTCCATAGCGTCGATAACCAACTGGTCACAACGACGGCCCAAGGCACCTGCAATAGTGTTTGCAAGTTCTTGCTTCTCATCGAAGTTAACTTCAGCGGCATCGAAGATGTCCGTGTACTCGGGAGCGTTCCAGTTAGCCAGCGTGGCAGTCTTGAACTCATGAGACACGTCCATTGGCGTTACCAGATCAGAAGTAGACTTCTGGTTGGCAAGTCCTTTGCCCATGCGACGGAATTTGTAGGTATCACCCACAACATTATTACGAACAGTAACACCGCCTTTCAGCAGGCCCATGCCTTGGTAGGCATGTTTGACCATACTGTCAAACTCGGTTACCGCAACAGCGGAAAGATTCTTTGACATTGCTCAGTCCTCAAAGTTGTCAAAATTAATTTAACGAGGCGTTATTGCCTCTCACTCTAAGGTCTTAAACTGAGTACCCGACAGATCGGTCAGTCTTTAACCTAAATCTGTCAGGCCCAAATGGGGTATCCGACGGGTGTAAGATACCACATTTTTCGGTTTGTCAATAATAAATTTAGCCAAATGTTTGCGAATATGGCTTATCACCACCAAATTCTTTCATCATCCGCTGTATTTTGGCCTCATGGCTGCTGTCAATCGACCTCAGTAGCTGTCCGTTCTCGTGCTTCTTGAACATTTCAGCCTCGATGTCATCCCATGTCATACCACCGGGTTCAATGTGCCCGTCGATAGGCAGCTTGGCCGGTGCAGTAGCGCCGATCAACGCCTCCACTAGTTCGATAGACTCCGCGCTGTTGACCGCATAACGCACCTTCTCATAGGTTTCGTTGTCGAGGTTGTTCTTCATGAACTGTTCAACAGTCTTTACACGGTCGGTAGCGTTGTCCCCTAGGCGTTGCATCTCCATCTCGGCAGATACTTCCTCAACCGCCTCACCCTGAGCGATCAACAGTTCCCATGCCTCATTGAATGAGGACTGATTCATGTTGGTCTTTTCGGCAAAGCCTTTGAGCGCGTCCATTAGTTCATCGTCTTGCTCCACTCCCTCCGGCATTGCGTAGCCATCTTTGGGTGCGCCAGTAAAGCCGCCAAACTTCTTCTCTAATTCTGTGTATGCCTTGGCTTGGTCAGCCACGGACTTGTACTTCTCAGCCTTGTACCACTCAGGCGTGTCACCAGCGCCCTTGATTCCTTCCGTTAAGAAGTATTCACCTTCCGAGAGGGTGGGCTCTGCTGCATCAACGAGTGATGTGGGTTCATTGCTTTCAAGGGTGTCGTTTTCAACGGCCTCTGACATTCTTATCTCCAAGGATAGTTAATAACAGCCCGCTTAGGGCTTACAGGTTGGTGCTTGAGAAGGATCTGTACCAGTCTCCGCTCACCGTTTAACAGTGCGAGATCGTTCACGTCTATCCAATCAACGTGTTGACCAGACTTGTAGCAACGAAACGCCCTGAATTTGTGTATGTACTCGAACTTATCAATCCCGTACTGGGTGCCTACCTTCTGCAGCCAGCCCATATCGAACTTGATCTTCTTCAGGTAGTCGGGTTCAGCGCAGACCACCTCGATCTTGCTCTTGGTTGCCCGCTTCTTGGGCTTCACTTCTTCCAGTTCTTCGACTTCTTCCACTTCGCTCATACTTTCTCCGCTTGTTGGATGTAGTGGACGATCATCCTAATGACCCCCGCCTCACCGTTGTGATACGCAGCCTCGTACTCTACGTTCCGCGCCCCGAGGTCAGTGGAGTTGTCTAACAGGAACTTCCTAGTCAGATCCTCCACCACCTTTTGCCCGTCTTCGGTAGCGAAACACCGGCTGTACGCCTTCGTTAATTCAGAGAAACGCTCTCTGGCCTCCGCAGCGGCCTTGTGAGCGCCCTCATTGCTACCCTCTATGCTTTCCCAAGTCATTCAACCGCCTGTAACTGGGGCTGTTGTGGGGGCATCTGGGGCTGCTGTTGAGCCATTGCCTGCTGCGCTCCGGCTTGGATTGCTTCCTGCTTCTCCGTATCGCTACGAACTAGCTCGGATGACATGCCGGTCTTCTCAGCAACGTAGCTTCCGAAGTCCTCAATCTTGAATGATGTGGCAATCAGGTCAGGCCCAGCGTTAGCAGCGACGAACTGCACCGCTTGTTGCAGTGACAACAAGTCCTCACCATCCTGAGCACGGGCGAGGGGGGATGTGAACTTTACTTCCACGTCCTTGCCGTCCAACTCAATCGGCATAATCAGACCGCGACGGGTCAGGATCGACACCACCCTCTTGAGGATAGGTATCAACACCTCAGTTTGTAGCCGTCCAAACGCGGAACCGATGCGCTTCGCTAGTTCTCGACTTTCGATAGCGATCTCGGTAGCGGTACGAACAGGCCCAGCAGGGTCGCGCAGGTCGTTGAACAGCGCCAGCTTGATAGCGTTCTGTAGCTCGGTGATCTCAAACTGTGCAAGTCCGAGGTTCGTTCCTGTGTCCAGACGCATGATTGACGGGTTGCTGGTGTTGTTCGATCCAACAGGGATGACAACGCCCGGTGCGATAGTCAGGTTGTACGGGTTGGTCACACCGTCATCGGTTGCCGTGTACATGCCAGCAAGATCGATAGCCGCCTTCTGCAAGACGAACTCTTTGGCCTTGTTCAGACTGCGTACATCGGGCAGACATTGCATTGCAGGCCCGCGACCACGCACTTCACCGGCTACCTTTGTGTAGCGACCAGTGACCCACGGCGATGTCTCACCGAAGTCCTCGATCCACGAGAAGCGATCCTCGTCGTTCACCCACAGACAGCCGTAGTACCGCTTTGCTTTCGGCTCGAATACCACACCCTCACACACTTTGAGGTCAGCATCGGGTGAGTTCTCGATGATTGCGCGTACAGTCTGGGACACTTCGACGCCACGCCACATCCGCTCGAGCAAACGAGCCTTTACGCTGAACCTGCGCCAGTGCGTCTCGATGTTACCGAATGGCCCTTCCTCGAAAGCGATACCCTTCTGCGGTATACAGTGGAAGACGATAGGGTTCATGTCATCGTCAGTCTCATCGATGCGAAGCGTAGCCGTGCCAATCAACAGATCAAGTGCGGCCTCATAAAACTGCGTGCCAAAGTTACTCCTGTTGATGTAGTCAAAGACAATGCTGCCCTGCTTGTCGAGGTTCTCGCGTACCTGTTGCTCGGTGACACCCACGTCACCTTGTTCGAGTAGCTCCAAGACCTCGTTGCTGGGTTGGAATGCAGCCCATCGTGCCTGTATCGGTGCGATGTTTTCCTGCAACTTGCTGGCAGCCTGTTGAATGGCGGTGAGAGAGGTCGAATCGAATATGCGATCCATCTTCTTCTGGCCCGTGTTCTGCGTCTCGAACAGGTTGCGCTGCGGAAGGAAGTATTCGTACACGTCCGACATCTGATCGTGCCACATGCCCTCGGTGTCGAATGCCCGCTTCTCTCTGCGCTTCATGTCCTTAACAGAGCCAAGGTATTTAGGCGACTTCATGCGATGCCCCGAACGTTGATGCCGCTCAGAATGCTTGCGCGTTGTGCTGCAGATGGCATTGATGCCTTGCTAGCCTTGCCTCTACCCATGCCTGA